AGCTCCTCCAGCGCGGCCGCGCCCTGGGACGCCGCGCTCGCCTCGCTGAGGATCGTGCTGGCGGCGGCGCCTTCGCCCGCCGCGGCGGTGGCGATCCCGGTCGAGGCGGCCTGCGCCCTGCCGGCGGCGGCGGCGGCCGCGCGGGCGTCGGCCTGCGCGAGCACGGAGGACGTGACCCCGGCCTGGGCGGCGGCCTCGGCGCGGTCGGCCGCGATCTGCTGCTCCTGGAGGACGAGGATCTTCTGCCGCGCGGCGGCGACCGTCGCGAGCGCCGGCCCGACGGCCTTGAAGGCGACGAAGGCGGTGGCGATCCCGCCGACGCCGGCGAACTTGGCGAGGTCGCCCAGCAGCTCGACGACCGGCCGCAGGACGGGCTCTAGCCCCTGGACGGTCGCCTTCAAGGTCTGGAAGGCGTCGTCGATCGTGTGGACGGTCGCGGCGGCGGCGTCCTGGAGGTCCCCGCTCTCGCGGAGGTCGTTCACCCACTGGGTCAGGCCGGTGGCGGCGTCCGTCAGGGTCGGGAGGAGGGCCTGCCCGATGGAGGCTTCGAGCTGCGTGACGCTGACGTGGAAGCGGTCGAAGCTGCCCTGGGCCGTCGCCGCGAAGCGGGCCGAGGTGCCGCCGAACTTCTCCTCGACGGCGGCGAGGACGCCGATCTTCGTCGCCTGCGCGTCGGCGGCCTTCGCCTGCGCCAGCTGCGCGTCGTAGGCGGCCTTGACCGAGCCCGTGACCTTGACGCCGGCGGCGGCCAGCCGGTCGTGCTCGGCGACCAGCTTCGCCTGCTCGGTCGTGACCTTCGGAATGATGATTCCGAGGCGCGCCAGCGAGGCGGTCGAGCCCTGGCTGGCCCGGTCGAGCACGCGGGCGGCCGCCCCGAGCTCGATGTGGCGCGCCCGCGCGACGTCCTCTGCTGCCCCGAGGAGGCTGAAGGCCCGGCGCGAGTCGTGCGTCCCGGCGACGAGCTTCCCGAACGAGGTCGTGAGCTCGCCCTCGGTGAAGCCCTTCAGCCGCGCCTCCCGCTCCAGGAGGTCGTCGATGTTCCGGCCGAACAGGCGGGTCGTCGCGCCGGCGTTCTTTATCGTCGTGTCGAGGACGGCGAACGACGCCTGCCGCTCGGCCGCGATGCTCGCGACCTTCTCGACCTCGGACGTCAGCCCCTTCAGGGCGAAGAAGCCCGCGGTGATCTTCGCGACGCCGACGAGCGCCTTCTTGACGCCCGTCTCGGTCTCGGCCTTGAAGGTCGAGGTGTTCGGCCGGATTCGGACGAAGGCTTCGCCGATCTCGCCGGCCACTAGCCGCCCTTCCTATCCGGGGTCACGGAGGCGGGGGAGCGAGGCACCGCTACCCCCGCCTCTGCGGCATCTTCGCGGCCACGAGGAGCGCCTGGAAGTTGCCGGTCGTGCGCGGCCTCGGAGCCTGGCCGGGGCGCGCTTCGAGCTCGTCGTCCAGCTTGCGGAGGGCGTCGTCGTCCCTGCCCTCGGCGAGGGCCGCGTAGCCGACGTTCAGCAGGCGGCGCAGCGGCATCTCGTCTAGCCCTTGACCGCCTGCAAGGGCGACCCTTCCGTCGAGGGCGTTCCAGTTCCCCCGCTCCCTGATCCAGGAGAGGAGTCGGAGGGCTGCCCAGTAGGGCGGCCCGTCTGCTCCTCGAACAGCCAGGAGACGAGCTCGCGGAGGTCGGAGATGTTCAGCGGGTTCTCCGCGTTCGGGTCGCGGACGGCCCTCCAGTTCCCGTCCTGCCCGACCTCCAGGAAGGCGAGCACGGTCTCGTCGAAGATCTCGATGGCCTGCTCCTCGGTGAGCTCGGGCATCTCGCCGCCGGTCATCTGCGACCACCGGAGGATCGCCTCCGGCGCGACCGCCGGCCGGTACGTGAACTCCTTGCCGCCGATGCGGAAGGAGCGGTCCCTCGCCTGTCGCTCGGCGCGGGCCTCGTCGAAGTCCTTCATGTCGCCCCTTTCGGGTCCCGGCGCCCCGGCGGGGCGCCTCTCGGTCGTCCGGCGCTAGCTCGCCCCCCTTCCCGCTTCGAGCGCGGGGACGAGGAACGGGCGCGGCGCCATGCGCGTCGTCCCGAGCTCGACGAACGGCGCGTAGAAGACGTTCGAGCCGACGTCGACGTAGACGCCCTCCAGGTCCTCGGCGAGGTTCCAGGTGATCGAGCCGCGGAGCCTGCCGGTGCGGACGGACGGCCCCGAGCCCGGCTGCGACGGCGGCGGCTGGCTCGCGTTCTGCTTCGCCTGGTTCACGACCCTGATCGCGCGGCGCGCGAGGTCGGCCGCGACGACCGAGTGCGGCCCGGTCAGGATCCGCCGGTAGTTGGCCTCGTTCCACCGGAACGCGGTGACGGCCGCCGAGATCTCGACGTCGATGCTAGACACGGCCGCGCCCCTCCGGGCGCCCGGGTTCTCGGCCGGGGCTCTCGGCCGCGCGGGCGGCGCGGCCCCTTCGGACCGCGCCGGCGCGGCGGAGCGTCGCCCGCGCCCGGCCTCGCGGCGACCTGCGGCGGTCGGCGCGGAGGGCGCAGGCGACGGCGCCGAGGACGCGAAGGCGGCCCCGGCGGGAGCGGACGGCGAGGTCGACGCGCCGCGCGTCGAACCGCGCACCGGCGGCGCCGAGGCGGGTGTACGCGCCGATCGCCTCGGCGGCGGCAGATCCGGTGAGAGTCGCCGTCACGAGCCGCACTTTAGCGCCGACGGCGGCTGATTCCAGGTGGCGAGCTATCGCGGTATCGTATAGAATAGTAATCGGAAGGGAGAGAAGAGACGAGATGATGACCCTCTTGAACGCAGCGACCGCGACGGTTCCGTTCGCGTTCGTCGCTGCCCTGCTCCTCCGCCCCTCGCCGCACGACGCGGCGCGGTGCCTGCGGAGGGTGACGACCTACCACGAGGAGGTTCGATGAACCCCGCGATGAAGCGGTACCAGAAGCAGTACGGCGCGGCGGCGAACGCCGTCTCGCGCCTCGACGTCGATCAGGAGGTCCGCGAGCAGGTCGCCGCGGCCCTGGCCGACGCCTTCGACGGGCAGGCCGACTTCAAGGCCGACCTGTTCCGGCACGTCGCGAGCGACCCGCTCTGCGCCTGCGCCGGCCCGTCGGCCGACGAGTTCGCGGAGCCCTGCCCGCACGGGCGGGAGATCCGCGTCTCGATGCACCTGTCATCCGCGCCCGACGGCCGCTCGGCCGCCTGGAAGCGGGAGAAGCCGGTCGTCCGCTGCATCAGCTGCGGCGCGTCGGTGTTCGTGCCGGGGTATCCGAAGAAGGGGGCGGCGGCTTGACCGCCCCCTACTTCCACGCGACGGCCCGCGCGAACCGCGAGTCGATCCGCGAGCACGGCGTCGACCCGGACCACTCCGAGACGTGGCGGGGGGCCGACTACCCCTACGTCTGGGCGTGGGACTTCGAGCACTACCAGCGCGCCCTCGACTGGGGCGCGGGCTCGGCGAGGGAGACCGACATCTGGCACGTCGACCCCGCCGGCCTGGACTGGATCCCCGACCCGCACGCCGACCGCCCCGACTCCGAGATGTACGTCGGTGCCTGGGCGACCGCGCGGATCCCGCCCGAGAACCTGATCCGGGTCGAGGAGTATCGCGGCGGCGGCGTGCCCTGGTGGAAGCGGGTGGCGGCGTGATTCGCGAGCGGAAGAACTGCCCGCGATGCGGCCGTCCCCTCGTGACGAGGCGCGACGGCATCTTCCGCTGGCGCGCCTGCCGCGCGACGCGGTCGTGCGGCTGGACGGTCTTTACCCACGGACAGGACGAACGAGACAAGGAGGACGGATGAAGACGTTCGTGATCTACGACGCCCGCGACCCGCAGCAGCGGCCGATGGGCTTCGGACACGCAGACGTGCCGGGGGTCGCCGGCGACGCCGACCGCGTCGCGGCCGAGGACGCGCGGGCGGCGCTCGCCGCCTACGCGATGAGCCACGGCTACGCCGACCCGCGCACGCTGGAGGGGGTCGACGACCCGTTCACGGTGGACGCGACCGGCGAGGTCGCCCCGGCCGGGACGGTTCTCATGGTGATCGAGAACTACGAGGTCGCGGCCCGCGAGGTGAAGCGCACGTTCCTCGCGCACGTGAACCTCGACCTGCCGGCCGACGCGCCGGATCCGCTCGACGGGCGGACGCACAACGCCCTGCTCGACCAGCTCCAGGGGGCGCTCCACGTCGGCTGGGAGGGAATGAGCGACGAGGACGCGGCCGACGCGCCGCTGCTCGCCGCCTGCACGAATCTGACCGTCGTCGATGGGGAGGAGATCTGATGGGCGCCTCCGACGGCGACTTCAAGTACCGCGTGAGCTCGTACCCCGCGATCGACTTCACGGTCGGCCGCGTCTCGAACGAGGAACTGGAGAAGGCGGTCGCGGTCTGGTTCAAGGACGAGGACGAGGTCGGCGGCGAGTCCGTCGGCCCCGTCTGGATCCAGGTCGGCGGCTCGCCGCCCGACAACGACTCGAACCCGATGCCGAGCGACTACGACGCCCTCATCCCGTTCCGCCTCCCCGAGCGGCCGGAGTGGTTCGAGGCTTCGTTCGCCGAGGAGCTGGCGAGGGACCTCGGCCTGCCGGTGGTCTGGTCGTGATCGCCGAGGCGGCGACCCGCGAGCGGAACGCCGCGGGCCTGCGCGAGCAGCTGGCGACCTGGGTCGAGTTCCTGCGCGAGCAGAAGCCGGACAGCGACCTCCACTACCTCGGCGACATGGACATGGTGCTCCGAGAGGGCCGGCCCTACGAGTCGGTCAAGTGGACGACCTGGCGGGGCACGGGCTACCGGCGCGGGCCGGAGCGGCGCTGCTTCTCGAACGCCTTCGACCTCGCCCTGCAGCACTACCCCGAGCTCGACTACGTCGAGGGGTTCGCGACGACGGGCCTGATCGGCGCCCACCACGCCTGGTGCGCGACGCCCGACGGCCGCGTCGTCGACCCGACCTGGCGCGAGGTCACGCGGGAGGACCGCCCGGTCGACAGCTGGGCCTACCTCGGCATCCCGCTCGACCTGGACTGGGTCTCCGGGCGCCTGTTCCGCCAGGACACCTACGGGATCTTCGGCGAGAACGGGGCGGACCTCTGGAAGGCGCCGCTCCCCGAGGAGGCGAGGGCGTGAACCGCCAGACGATGTGGTGGCTGCAGAACACGCCGGCGGGGCGGCGCGTCTACGAGCGCGTGATGCCCCGGTCGGCGATCCCGCCCCCGATGCGCCGGCAGATGTGCCGCGAGCGGGGGCACGACCTGACGCCGTCGGGGGACCAGTGCCTCCGCTGCGGCGAACGACTACCGAAGGAGGAGAAGTGAGCCATCCAGACGCGGACTTTCTCCGCGACTACCTGAAGCCGCTGGTCGGCGCGACGATCATGTCCGTCGAGGCGAAAGTCGAGGACGACGGCGGCTACGCGCAGGCGTGGCCCGTCCTGAACGTCGTCGCGCAGAGCGGCGAGAAGTACGAGCTCGAAGTGTCGATGGACGAGGAGGGGAACGGCCCGGGGTTCGTCTTCGGGCTGCCATTCCCGGAGAGGGGGGCGGCGTGACCTACGCGATCCGGTTCGAGTTCCTCGACCCCGGCTGGGGCGACCGGGGGCCGACGGTCTGCTACGCCGGCTGGACGGCCGCCGACCCGCCCTCGCTCGGGATCGCGATGACGTCCGCGACGGCCGCGACGTGGGACGACCGCGAGGTCGCCGAGCGGTGGCTCGCGAACGGCTACGGCGAGGAGATGAGGAAGAACGGGAAGGTGGTCGAGCTCGACCCGACGCACGTCTGGGCCGACGACGAGGGGGCGCTCTACGACGAGCGGACGGGCCAGCGGCTCGACGGCTCAGGAGAGGCCGTCCTCGCCGGGGGTACCCCGGAGTCCCCGGACGGCCCCGAAGCGCGGGAGGAGGTCGACTGTGGCCCCTCGGACTGACCTCCTGGCCCTGGTCAGGGACGCCTCGGAGGCCGCGAAGGCGGCGACCGAGGCCCGCGACGCCGCGATCGCCGCCGCGACCACCGAGCACTCGTTCGCGAAGATCGCGCTCGCGGCCGGGCTGAGCAAGTCGCGCGTCCAGCAGATCGTCCAGCGCGAGAGGGCCCGCGCCTGATGGAGCAGTGGCGCGGGCGGCCGGTCGCCGACAGGTCGGAGGCGGCCTACCTCTACCACGTCACGGGCCTGACGCTGCAGGAGGTCGGCGACCGGATCGGCGTCACGCGCGAGCGCGTCCGGCAGATCCTCCGCGACGTCGGCCGGCCGTCGACGATGGGCGGCCCGCCGGCGCAGCGAGCCCGGCGGGCCGAGGAGCGGCGCCTGCTGGACGGGATGATCGTCGAGCACCTGGCCGAGAAGAGGAACGAGATCATGCGCCTGCGGCGGGAGGGGGAGTCGCCGCGGGCCGTCGCCCTCCGGTTCGGCGTCCCCCAGAGGGCCATGCGGAAGTTCCTGCGCGAGCGCCTGACCGCGGACGAGCGGGATGAGATCCGGCGCGGGAACGTCTCGGCGGCGCAGCTTCGCGCGGAGGAGGAGGAGATGGTGGAGTCGCTGCGCCGCGCAGCGCCCGAGGTCGTCGGCCCGCGCTGGCGCGAGGTGCCGATGGCGCGCCTCGACTTCGAGGCGTGGTTCCGGGCCGGGAACTGCGCGGTCGGCCCGCAGACGATCGAGAAGCGGCTCGGTTCCTGGGTGGCCGCGCAGGAGGCGGCCGGGCTCCCGGTCAGCAGGCACCCGCGCCGCCCGCGCAAGGACCGGATCGGCGAGGGCGAGGTGCTGACGGCGATCCGCGCCCTCTGGACAGAGCTCGGGCGCAGGCCGACCTACCACGACTACGAGGAGTGGGCGAGGGGGACGGGCCGCCCGAGCGCGGCGACGGCGAGGAACCGCTTCGGGACCTGGTGGGCGGCGGTCGACGCCGCCGGCGGGCCTCTGCTGCTCGGCTAGGCCGGGTAGCCGTCGAGCTGGACGCGAATCGGGATCTGCCAGCCCGCGAGCCCGCCCTGGATCGGCAGCGGGTAGGCCGGTTCGAGGAACAGCTCGCGGTCGTGCGTGCTCGGGAACAGCGCCCCCTCTCGCTTCCGCTGGCGCGTCCAGTTCCAGATCGCCCAGACGTCGCCCATCGTCGCCTGCGCGGCGGCCTCGTACTCGGCCGCCGACGGGGCGTTGCCGCGATCGTCGCCGACCGGCGAGCAGCGGACGACGCAGCAGAGCAGGTTCACGAGGTCGTAGGAGTCGTACTTGTCGGCGCGGAAGCCGGGCGAGAGGGGCGGGGTTAGCGGCTGCGTGGCCGCCTCGACCGGCCCGCCCGCCCAGACCACGATCATCGGGCAGTCGAGCGGCGGCGAGCCCGGCGAGACGAACGAGTAGGAGATCGGGCCTCCCGGCGCGCTCGCGACGGCGGCGGTGCAGACGGCCAGCCACTCGGCCGCCAGGTTGAAGAGGTCGGTCGGCCCGGCCATCGGCCCAGCCTAGACCTCGCGGCGGGCGAAGGGCTGCAGGTCGGGGGAGTAGACGGCGGCCCGCCGGCGGAAGCCGCCGTAGGTCGAGACGAACAGGTCGACCGACTCCAGCCCGGTCGCCCCGGCCATGAGGTAGCTGGTCATCGGGCTCGACCGGCGGAAGGTGACGCCCTGGCGGACGACCTCGACGACGCGCGAGGGGAGCTTGCACGCCCCGCCGGTGCAGGCCGAGTAGATCTCGCAGGCGAGCTCGGCCGCCGCGTTCATCCCGAGCAGCGGCGGGTCGACGCCGTGGACGTAGGTCACGGAGAACGTCCCGGGCTGGTCGTCCGGGAGGCCGAGGTTCTGGCAGGCCGGCCAGAGCGAGCCGTCGATCCGCTGGAGCTTGCGCCAGAGGACGAGCTCGTACGCGCTCGGGTCGACGACGTCGCCGTCGATCTTGACCTCCGTGACCTCGCGGACCGGGTAGCCGGCGAGGCGCACGTAGGACTGGACGCCGCAGCCGCAGCGGTCGCCGCAGCCCTCGGAGTCGTCGGGCCCCCAGCCCCACCAGCCCCAGCCGTAGCCGGGCGCGCTCCACCAGCGGAAGTTGCTGCCGACCGGCCCCCAGCAGCCGCAGTTCGAGCGGCAGGGGCGGGCGACGATCGGCCCGCAGAGCCCCGAGAACTGCCGGCCGGAGACCTCGTAGAGCAGCATCGACGCCTCGCCCGCGGCGTCCTGCAGCTGCGCCTCCTGGTCGCTCGACGCGACCTCGGCCGAGCAGCAGGCCGAGACGTCGTCGGCCGTGATCCAGGAGGTGCAGGGTCCGAGTACGGGGCCGGGGACGCTCATGGGCGGGCGGGGAGGCGGGCGGGCTTCGTCGCCGCCCGCCCTCCTCCTTCAGTCCCCTCTACCCCTGGCCCCGGCGCTTAGGTGATCGCCTGGGTCTGGTAGCCGCACTCGCCGGTCGGGCGCGTGTTCGTGTAGAAGAACCCGCCCAGCGGCTCGGCGGCCTCGGGGAGGTCGCCGTAGATCCCCTCGCCCCAGACCGTGTTGCCGCGGGTGAAGCCCGTGATCTTCGGCTGGAGGAAGTCGTTCTGGAGCGTCTGCGCGGCGATCTGCCAGAACGAGCTCGGGAAGATCCAGTGGATGTACGGGTACGTCGCGTCCTGCGCGTCGTCGTGCCACCCGTCCTGCCACGCCTCGAAGCAGACGTTCGGCTGCGGCGCGGTGCCGCAGGCGAAGGTCTGGCTGGCGGGCCACCAGTCGCCGATCGGGTCCGTGCCGGACGACCCGCCGAGGATCGCGTCGGCGCCGATCAGCATTTCGACCAGCCCCGGCTCCAGAACGCCGAGGTCGAGCTCCAGGTCGAACCTCTTCAGCTTGTCGTAGCCTCGGTACGTCGCGATGAGGCAGTCGCACCCGCCGACCAGCGTCCGGTCCGCGCCGGCCTCGATGACCGGCGTCATGCCGAGCTGGATCGGCTTGTTGGAGACGTACACGTTGTTCGGGCCTGCGGCCGGGTTGCCTACCGCGTCCAGCCGCGTGACCCGGATCGCGCAGAGGTGAATCGCTGCAAGACACTCAGCGGCCACTTGCCCTCTCCTTTCGGTCGATTAGCCGGAGTACCCGGCCATGCTTCCCCGCCCCGGTGGACGGGGAAATCTTCTGAGCCTCAGACGACGGCGCAGTCACACTGGCTCCGGTCGACGAGGACGGCCGACTGGAGGACGGTGTCCCAGTCGACGAGGTACGTGCGCTCGACTCGGTACGTGAGGAGGTTGGTCTCCCGGTCGAGCGCCTGGAACAGCGAATCCGGAAGCACCTCGTAGTCCGACCGGCGGATGTCGACGAGCCCGGTCGCGTAGATCCACTCGTTCCCGTTGCCCGCACCGGAATGGCCGGCGGGGTTCACGGAGTCGTCGACGTAGCCCTGCCCCGGCACGACCAGCGTGCCGTTCAGCGTGTAGAGCTGCGTGCCCCGGTTGAGCGGCCAGATGATGAGGCCGGCCAGCGAGGCGTAGGTGATGATCCGCGGCGAGCAGTGGATCATCCCCGAGCCCCCGACGGAGGCGATCTCGGCCTCCAGCAGCGCGAAGGCTTCGGTGACGTTCGTCGCCGTGTTCGCGTTCGGGAAGGTGCCGTTGCCGTCCGCGAGGAACGGGTTGAGCCCGAGGACGTCGCCGGCGAAGAACTCGCGCTCGACGGCCTGCGACTCGACGGCCGCGAGGGCCGTCCGCGCCCTCGCGACGAAGCGGTCCTGGGCCTGGGCGTTCGACAGGCCCTCGCCGAAGATCCCGAGCGACGAGCAGGTCTCGGAGAGGTAGACGGTCATCGCCCCGAACTGCGGCAGCGGGATCAGGCCGCCGTCCTGCTTGACCCGGTCGGATCCGGTCGCGCAGGCGTCGTGGACGCCCGCCGGCCCCGGCGGGTAGGGATAGACCTCGACGCCGTTCCCCCACCGCTCGGCGCCGCCCGCGTCGGCGTCCGGCACGATGCGGGCGGCGGTGAGCAGGGAGCGGGCGGGCGGCTGGGGCGGAGGTCCGTCGATGGCCCAGAGCGGGCCGAACGATCCCGGCAGGTGGGTCATCTGTTGGCCTCCGCCCCTTCGCTACTTAGCCGCCGTTGCCGTAGTCGACCGGGCAGTCGACCTCGATCGGGAGCGACACCGCGCCCGAGTTGCAGGTCGTGGACACGACGCGGAGGCTCTCGACGCCGACGAAGGCGACGTTCTCGAACGACTCCCCGAAGATCTGGAAGTCGTTGGTCGAGTTGAGCACCGAGTCCCGCACCAGCCCGAGCTCCAGCACTCCCCCGTCGAGGTAGAGGAACGACCCCTCCGGGAAGATGTACCAGGTGACGGTCGCCGGGAAGTTGAGCAGGGCGCCGGCGCTCTGCGCGCCGAAGACCTGGCTCTGGCCGGTCTCGCCGTCCATGTAGAACGTCGGCTCGACGTTCGAGGCCCGGAGGAGGGCGACGAACCGCGCCGGGTCCATGTCGAACCGCTGGAACTGCGTGCGGTAGACGTCGGACACGACGTAGTCCTTGACCCACTCCGGGAGCAGGACGCGGAGCACGGCGTCGGTCCTCATGCGGTGGCGCGACCGCATCCCGTTCGCGGCCGCCAGGATCTCCGCGAGGATGTCGCCGGAGACGCCGACGCCCGAGCTGGACGCCGTGACGTGCGTGGAGGCCGTGCCGATCCCGTCGAGCAGCGCCGTCTCGGCCACGCGGGCGTGCGCGGCGAGGACGAGGCTGTTCCACTGCGCGACGAGCTCGGGGAAGGTCCTCGCGCCGAGGTTCCCGAACTGCAGGCAGTGGTAGATGATCGCGACGTCCGTCTCGGTGAAGTCGGGGCAGTCGATGACCTGGCAGCCCTTCGTCGCGGCCGATCCGCCGGCCGCGTCCTCGACCGCCGTGATGATGTCTACGGCGGTCGTGATCGCGGTCAGGGCCGCGGGCCTGCCGGCCCGGATGCCGCCGCGGTCGGCGTTGAAGGACGGCAGCGCCGCCCGCACCGGCCGGTCGGCCACCGAGAGCATCTGCAGCTGGTAGTACGGCGTGACCGGGGCGCAGAGACCCCCGGAGGCCGTCAGGCTGCCGCCCGCCTTCTGGCGGTCGGCGAACGCCTCGCGGATCCGCGCGGCGGCCGTGACCGCCTGGATGCGCTCGGAGTTCAGCACCTCGTCGCGCCCGAGCTGCCGCTCAGGCCCGTAGAGGTGCGACCAGTTCGCCCGGGCGACGGGCATCTTGTCGCCGTGCGTGCCCTCGGCGACGTTGCCGAAGCGGCGGCGCATCTCGATCATCGTCTGCGCGATCGCCTCCTCGTCCTGGAACTCCTGGCCGACCGTCACGGCCGCGCCGTTCGCGGCGGCGATGATCGGGACCTTCGGCTCCTCGACCCGCGCCGGCGCGTGCGAGCGCGACGGGGCGGGCAGGCGACGGGGCGACGAGGCGACGACGACGTGCGTGCTGCCGGCGGGGTTCGAGCCCGCGTTCGAGGCGGTGGCCTGGGCCGCGGCTGCGACCGGCTCGACCTCCTCGATGACGGCCTCGTCCTCGGCCAGCTCCTCGGCCTCGGCGGCTGCCTCCTCCTCGGGGGCCTCCTCCTCGGCCTCGGCGGGCTCCGGCTCGTCCTCCTCGTCCTCGGAGGTCGCGCGGGCGCGCTTCGCGAGCTCGGCGATCCCGTCGGCGTCGAAGGTGGCCTCGGGCTCGTCCTCCTCGGCCTCCGCGGCGGCGGCGGCCTCGCGGGCCTCCAGCTCGGCGCGGGCGGCCTCGATGGCGGCGACGCCCTCGGTCATCTCGGACATCAGGTCGCGGCCCTCCGCGTAGGCGGCCGGGTCGGACGAGACGGATTCGACGGTCTCCAGGGACTCGTCGATGAAGCCCTGGATCTCCTCGACGCTCGCGGCGCCGAGGTCTTCCAGGATCTTGAACAGGGGATTCACGGGTCAGCTCCTTCCGAACGCAGCATTGAGTTCGCGCTCGGCGGGCTATGACGCCGGCTGGCCTGGGGAGGCTAGGTCTGCCCCTGGTTACTCGGTACCCTAGCGCCGTAAGTGGCTGACCATGCGGAAATGGAGAACGCGCTGGCGCGGCTGGTGGCGGCGGCGGCGCACGACGGACAGCGGAGGCTGGACGGCGAGCCGAACTTCCGGCACTGCGAGCGGGGGGCGAGGGCGGTCGAGGGG